AAAGCATTTAAATTAACACCTTTAATTAAAGAAGGTATTAAAACGTTTGAAGAGATATTTACTACACCTGCAATGAAGTTGTTTAGAGCAGCACAAGCAAGTATAGTTAACATGGAGTTATTCTTTTCAACAACAACTTATAATGAGGACAATGTTACTAAAATACAAAAGGCTATTATTGATATGCCTAAGATGCAAGAAGCTGTGCAAAAAGCGTTGGATAATTGCATTAAAGAACAATCAACTGGAGATAGAGTAAGGGGTAATGCAACATTAGGATTATTTGAAAATAAGAATTAATGATTAACGATAATCCTTACATACCACACGTTGATACGTTCACCAATACAAAAGAGTTTAGTTACTTAGCTGAATTCTTTAATGAAAACGGAATGTACACTAACAAAGTACCAGGTACAATTGAGTACATGGATTTTTGGAAAAAAGTACATGATGATTGTGTATACGGAATAACAAATAGTGCAGGAGTAACAATTACTGGTGCACATTTTTTTTATTTAAATTTTTGCCCAATATTAGGGCATAATGAAAAGACTGGTAAGAAATCTAAAATCTTTCCTAGGTTTGTAGATTTAGACTATGAGTTCTTTCACATGATTGAATACTGCAGATTAAATCAGAAATGTATGACTGCAGTTAAAGGTAGACGTCAAGGATGGTCATATAAAGCAGCTGCTGTATGTTCACATGAGTTTACATTCTACCCAGATAGTAGAGCTGTAATAGGCGCATTCTATTCTAACTTTAGTCAGAATACAATGAACATGGCTGTTGATAATCTAAACTTTTTAAATGCTAATACAGAGTTTAGGAAGCAACGTAATCCAGATTTAAAGGATTATGTAATGGCTAGATATCAAGCAGATATAGGTGGAGTTAAAGTATGGAAAGGTTATCAAAGTTCTGTAAAAGCAATTAGCTTTAAAGATAATCCAACTGCAGCCGTAGGTTTAAGTGCTAACTGGTTAATACTTGACGAGGCTGGTGTATTTAATAACATAGTAGATTCATACGGATATACTGAACCATTGATTAAAGATGGTAATGTTTATACAGGAGTAGCGTTAGTATTTGGTAGTTCTGGTGACATGGATTCAGGTAGTAAATACTTTTATGAGATGTTTACTAACCCAGCAAAGTATAACATGTTGGAGTTTGACAATCCTGATAATCCTGGCAACAAAATAGCATTTTTTAGTAGTGCAGCAAAAGGTAGGTGGGGTATATGTAGGGATCCTAAATCTAAATGGTATAAAAAGCCAATGGTTGATGCTGATGGTAATTCAAATATTGAAGCAGCTATTGATGATATATTGTTTGAAAGGAATAGTAAAAAGAATAGTATGGATTCTAAAGCACTCCATAATATTACTACTCAGTTTCCATTACATTGGAAAGAAGCTTTTCTTAGAAACAAAGGAACAGTATTTGCATCTATAGAACTACTAGATTGGTTAGGTAAAGTAGAAACTACTGACTCTATTAATCAAGATAAGAAGAAAGGTGAATTATACTTTGACAGTGAAAGTAAAATAAAGTTTAGAATTAATCCAGACTTAATAGATATTACAAACTATCCTTTGGGTAAAGAAGAACCTAAAGAAGGTTGTGTAGTTATATGGGAAGATCCTATTAGTAATCCGCCTTATGGATTATATATTGCAGGATGCGATCCATATGATCAGGATAAAGCTACAAGTAGTGAATCATTAGGTTCATTCTTTGTATATAAAAGATTTATGAATAATGGACACACGTATGACCAAATTGTTGCTGAATTTACTGGAAGGCCTAATAGAGCGGATGATTTCTATGAAACTTGCAGAAGGCTTTGCATATACTATAATGCAAAGTGCTTATATGAAAACCAATTAAAAGGTTTAAAAATATATTTTGAACAAAAGAATAGTTTACACTATCTTTGTGAACAACCTGCAATAATAAAGGATATAGTTAAAAACTCAAATGTTAATCGTGGTTACGGAATACACATGAGTGAAGGTATAAAAGATCAGTGTGAGATTTATGTAAAGCAATGGTTGTATGAAGAAAGGGAAGATATTAATGGGCAAAAAATTATGAACTTACATACAATAAAATCCATACCTTTACTAAAAGAACTTGTTGCATATGATAGAGAAGTTAATACGGATAGAGTAGTTGCATTTATGTTATGTATATTGCAATCTAAAGAACTTCATAAGTTGCACCTAGATAGTTCAACACCTCAAACATTATTAGAGTTAGATCCATTTTTTACTCAAACATTGTTTAAGAAAAACACAAATAAAATAATAAGAAATTAATTACTTAATAATATAGATAAATGTCTTTACCAATACAAAAATTACCTTTTAAAAGAAAAACAAAAGAATGGGGAATTGATACCCTTAGTTATTATGAAAGGTTAACTTATAGTTCAGGTTCATCTAATCGTAACTCTAACTATGAAAAGAAAATTAACTATGATTTGTTTAATGGTAAATTTAATAAAGCAGACTTAGAATATGTTTGTAATCCATTAGGTACTCAAGATAATGAATATCCTGCAACATTACAGCATTACGATATAGTATCTCCAGCATTTAATTTATTAATTGGTGAAGAATGCACTAGACCTGATAACTGCATAGTAATATCAGAGAGTCCTTTAGATATTACAAGGAAACAGGAAAATACTAAGGCTAAAATAATAGCCGCATTACAAGAACTATTAATAGGTGAGATTGATCCAAGTACAATAGATCCTAATAATCCACCTCCAACTCCTGAAGAAATAATTAAGTATGAGAAATATAATATATCAGATATTGTAGAATCTCAAGGTAATAAAATAATGAAACACCTTAAAAAGTATCTTAATACTAAAGAAGTATTTAAGAAAGGTTGGAAGGATGTTTTATTAGCAGGTGAAGAAATCTATTGGGTTGGTATTACAAACAATGAAGAAGTTACATTTAGAAGATGTAATCCTTTAAATACTACAATTATACTAGATGGTGATACAGATTATGTAGATGATGCACAAGCTGTAGCTGAAGTTAGGTTATTATCACCTTCATCAATAGTAGATGAGTTTGGTGCAGATTTATCACCAGCAGAAGTACAAAGATTAGAAGATTTATCAAGAAACATGGCTGGTAGTTATAATAACTATAACAATCAGTTTCAGTTTAACTTAGATATTGATAGAAATAATAACATTGGTGTAGTTGATACAGGTATAGCCAACTATAGTTCAACTAATACATCTGGTGGGCCTAACTCAAGATTAATACGTGTAGTTAGGGTTGAATGGAAATCATTTAAAAAGTTATATCATTTAAAATATACTGATGAAGAAGGAATTGAAATTGAAAAGATAGTAGATGAATCTTTTGAATTATCAGTATTTAAACAAGCATTTCCTGATGCTAAAACTGAAGAGTTTTGGATTAATGAAGTTTGGGAAGGTGTTAAGATAGGTACAGATATTTACGTAGGTATTAAACCTAAAGAAAATCAAAGAAGAAGAATGGATAATCCATACTATTGTAAGTTAGGTTATGTAGGTTTAATCTACAATGCTACTAACTCTAAAGCAGTATCTTTAATGGATCGTTTAAAACCTTACCAGTATTTGTATAACATTATATCTTATAGATTAGAGTTAGCATTTGCAAGTGATCAAGGTAAAATAATGCTAATGGACTTAGCACAAATACCTAGGTCAGAAGGTATAGATATTAACAAGTGGATGTACTATATGAAGGCTATGAAAATAGCATTTATAAATTCACATGAAGAAGGTAGAAAAGGTAGTATGGTTGGTAAAGTATCAAACTTTAATCAATTCCAATCTATTGATATGTCATTGGCAAATACAATAAACCAATACATTTCTACACTAGAGTACATTAAACAACAAACAGCTTTTATATCAGGTGTAACACCTCAGCGTTTAGGTGCTATATCAAATCAAGAACTAGTAGGTAATGTTGAACGTAGTGTACAACAATCAGCAATGATTACTGAATATTTATTTGATTCACATGATGAAGTTAAACGTAGAGCATATGTTGCTTTAATTGAATGTGCTAAAATAGCTTATCGTAATGGTAAGAAGATCCAGTATATCTTAGATGATATGGGATTAGATATTATTGATATTGCACAAGGTGATTTAGATAATACAGAATTTAATGTGTTTGTTTCAAGATCAAATAAAGATCGTCAAGTTCAAGAATCATTAAAGCAATTAATGAGTGTTGCATTACAATCTGATAAAGCTGATTTATCTACAATAATTGATAGTATGATTAACGACAGTCCTAGAGATATAGTTAGAACTATTCAAAGAGGTGAAGAAGCTAAACAAGCTAGGGATAAAGCTGCACAAGATCAACAAATGCAAATGCAACAACAACAACTTGCTATGCAGAAACAAATACATGATGAGCAGTTAGTTGAAAAACAAAAAGATAGGGATTTACAACAATATATTGCTGATAGTGCTAATGAAACTAAAATTCAAACTGCAGAGATTAATGTATATGCTAGGCAACAAGAATTAGATGCTAACATGAATGGAATTCCTGATCCTATGGAAATAGCTGCACAATCTTTAAAAGAACGTGATATTGCATCTAAATCATTTATGGAGCAATCTAAATTAATGAATGATAAAGAAAAGGCTAATAGGCAAATGAACTTAAAGGAAAAAGAGATTCAATCTAAGCAAGAAATTGAAAATAAGAAATTGCAAATGATTAGGGAACAGAATAACAATCAAATTGAACTTGCTAATAAGAAAGCTAAATTAGATAAAGAGATGATGGATAAGAAGATGCAATTAGAAAAACTAAAATTACAAGCAAAAAACAAAAATAAATAATGGCTTTAATTCACGAGCTGCAACAAGTAATGTGGGTAACAACTCCCCATGGCGATGGTATAGTATTGTTTTTAATGGACTATGGGCCACAGGAGAACACAGTATTTGTTGTAGCACTTGAAGAAAATGGCGTTATAAAACATTACAATAGTAATGATGTTAGGTTATGTAAAAACAATACTTTTAATATAAATAAAAATGTACTATAAGTTACCAGTTAAGGAAAGATTAAAATATATGGAAGCTTTTAGAAAAGCTAACCCAGACATGTCATATCATGATATGGTAAAAGATTACAATGATACTTTTGAAAAATATGGTAATGGTGGTAAAAAAGAAAAAACTAAAGAAGAGGTAAAACCTATATATGTAACTAATCCTAATGATCCTAATTTGCAATCTTATCAAGATAGTTTAAATTATTATAATAAAACAAAAAATATATTAAATCCTTCTTATTACAAAAATCCAAATAGTCCTGTATTTGGTAATTCTTTTTTAGATAAAAGCAAAAGTAATGCTTTTTTAAAAAAAAATAATATACAACCTAGAAATAACATTAACTCTGTTGAAGATTTTCCAGGAGAAATTAAACCTACTGATTATAAAACATATTCAGAAGGACAATATTATCCAATTTATAAAAAACCAGTACAGCCTTATATTTATAAAAAACAAGATGATAAAACAGTTGTTTATACTGATAAAGCATTATTTGATAAAGCTTATAAAGCTGAGATAGATAGTTTAAATAAATATAAATACTTTCAAAAAGATATAAAAGGTTGGATTCCTGTAACACAATCATCTACACAAGCAGCTAAAGATTATATTAAAGATCATAAAAATGAAAACTTAAAAAAAATATATTATCATTCTTCAGATAATACTTACAAGTTTGAAAGTAATTTATTATTAAGTCTTTCTCCTAAAAAACCAATAATACATAATGTGTATTAAGAAACTTAAGTTTTTATTCCAAAAGTTGTTTATCCAGAAATAAAAAATTTTGAACCTAAAAATTATAACAA